CGTCTGTATTTTGATGAGCGTGGTCTCGAACGCCACTATGGTCTGCTAGAATTGGGAGAGCGAGCTGGCATCTGGAAAAACAGTGCTGGTCGCTATGAAGTCAACGGTAAGAAAGTTTATGGTAAAGAAATTCTACGAAATCCAGATGATTATTTCACCGATGATATAATGGCAAAGCTACAGGAACAAGCATCAGTTGAATTTCTTTATGGGGTAAGTGATGACGGAGAAGATTGAAGCAACTATTCTAAGAAACTTAATTTGTAATGAGGAATACTATCGGAAGGTAGTTCCTCATCTCAAAGCAGAATATTTTGAAGAACATTCTGAGAAAGTTATCTTTGAAGAGATTCACGATTTCTCCGTCAAGTACGATAAAGTTCCTACAAAGGAAATATTAATCTTAGCACTACAAGATAGAAATGATCTCACTGAAGACACTTATAAAGAAAGCCTTACGAAAATCAAAGAGTATAGTGATGAATCAATCGACAAAGATTGGGTCGTCACAGCAACAGAAAAGTGGTGTAAAGATAGGGCCATTTACAACGCCCTACTCCAGTCAATCAAAATTGCTGACGGGGGAGATCCGAAGTTATCAAGAGATTCAATCCCATCGATACTTCAAGAAGCCTTGGCAGTTTCGTTTGATGAATACATAGGACACGACTACGTAGATAACGTACTGCAACGTTATGAATATTATCATAAAGATGAATCAAAGATTCCATTTGATCTTGAGAAATTCAATCTTATCACCAAAGGGGGACTCCCGAATAAGACGCTTAACGTTGCTTTGGCTGGAACTGGTGTGGGCAAGTCTCTTTTTATGTGTCACTGTGCCGCTTCTAATCTTTCCCAGGGGAAGAATGTTCTTTACATTACCATGGAGATGGCAGAAGAGAAGATTGCTGAACGCATTGATGCAAACTTACTGAACGTAAACATCAAAGATATTGGATCTATTCCAGAATCAATCTTCACTTCTAGAGTTCATCAGATTGGACAGAAGACACAAGGTAAACTTATTATTAAAGAATACCCTACTGCTTCTGCTCACGTTGGTCACTTCAAAGCATTGCTCAGTGATCTACGATTGAAAAAGGATTTCGCTCCCGACATCATTTACATTGACTATCTTAATATCTGTGCTTCTGCTAGATATAAAGGTCATATCGTAAATTCATATACGTATGTTAAAGCGATTGCTGAGGAGCTTCGTGGTCTTGCTGTTGAGCATAACGTACCAATTGTCACTGCTACTCAGACTACTCGTTCTGGTTTCGGCAATTCTGACGTTGATCTTACCGACACTTCTGAATCCTTTGGTCTACCTGCTACAGCAGATTTTATGTTTGCTCTTATTGCCACTGAGGAGCTTGAACAGTCTGGGCGTATCATGGTTAAACAACTTAAGAACCGATACAACGATCCGACTTACTACAAGAGGTTCACTGTGGGTATTGACAGAGCGAAGATGAAGTTGTATAATGTAGATGACTCGGAAGGTTCTATCACGGACACCGACGAGGAAGAAACCTTCGAACGCTTTGAAGATACTTCCAACAAACAATCTCGCCTCAATAAATTTTCAACTTTTGTAATTTAATTTATGTCTGACACTATTGTATTTCAACGCTACGAAGAGTTTGTAGATGCCGTTACCAGCGATGCTTCTAAAGATTTTTGCTCCCTTGCTGATCGGCTTGTTGAGCTTGATGGTAAAGGTGCCAATATTGAACGATTGCTTACTGCTGGCGTTGGCATTAATGCTGAAGGCGGTGAGTTCCTGGAGATCGTTAAGAAAATGGTTTTCCAAGGCAAACCCTGGAACGATGACAATCGGGAGCATCTTATTATTGAACTCGGCGATATTATGTGGTATGTTGCTCAAGCAACTCAAGCACTCGGAATTTCTTTCAACGAAGTTATTGAGCGTAATGTAAAGAAACTTGAGAAGCGTTATCCTGGTGGAGCGTTTGACATCTACTACTCGGAGCATCGAGCAGAAGATGACCGATAAATAAATGAGATAGAGTTCAAGTCCCTGTTATATCCTTGAGGTATATCACACTTGAACCATCAAAAATATTGGAAGTGTGGCCGAGTGGTTGAAGGCACTTGTCTTGAAAACAAGCAACGTGAAAGCGTTCGTGGGTTCGAATCCTACCACTTCCGTTCAACTTAAAACCTTAAATGAAAAGTTTCAAACAATTAAGACAAGAAGTAACGCAAGAATCGTATCTTCAAAAAGAAATTTTTCAAGAAGGTAATATCATAATGAATGTTAACACTGGGGAAAAGGGTCGCATTATTCGATCTGGTGTTAACTATGTGATTGCTGTTACCGAATCACAGAAGATGTTTCGTGCTTGGGTTAAAGATATTCGTGCTATTAACATCGATGAAAACATAAATAAAGAAAGGAAAAATAGTAGTATCTTTACAAATGGAAAGACAGAAAGCCACGACTGAAGTTAAAAACATGGATGCTTTTTCGCAAGCATTGATACAGTCTGTAGTGTATCATCTTGGTGAAGAAGGAATCCCTTCATTACAAAAGAAAGGTAATGAAGATGATTTCTCGAAGAAAGATCCTAAGGCAAAAGCTGCTCCTGCTGATCCAGCAATCAACATTGCTGCTGGTACTGGAACGAAGCAATCTCATGGTGCCGAAATCGAATACACAACTGTAAAAACTAAAGATGTTCAGCGTGAAGAAGCTGAACTAGAAGAAGCTAAAAATAAAGAAGGTAAGGAACAAGGTGCTGATGGCAAAGCTTGCTGGAAAGGTTACAAGTATGCTGGCACTGAAAAAGGTAAAGACAAGTGTGTGAAGGAAGAAGACGAGAGCAAGGCAGAAGAAGAAAAAGAAAAGAAGATGAGTAAGTCTGCTAAGGAAAAGCACGAGAAGGCTGAGGATAAAGCAGAAAAGAAAGCAGGCATGAAGGAGCAAGTAACTCTCCAGGACATCGTTGAGAAGGCTGTGAGCAAGTCTCAGCAAAGATTTATGGGTATGGTTCACGCCAAGAAGAAGGGTGAAATGAAAGGTGGTTCAGAAGAAGTTAAGAAAGCTGCTGCTTCAATGACTGGCAAAGAAGCAGAGAAGTTTGCTTCCACTAAGCACAAAGGTCTTCCTGAGAAAAAGAAAACTAATGAAGCACTTGATCCAGTAGGCAAGGAAGATGCTGATGTAAATAATGATGGTAAGACCGACAATCAAGACAAGTTCCTCAAAGGTCGTCGTTCAAAAGTTAGCAAGATTATTGCTGCCAAAAAGAAAGTTGATGAAATGATTGCTTTGGAACAGGAGATTATTGCTGAAAAAAAGCAGTGAAGGCAGAGCCTACTGTTGAGGTAATGCCAGAAATTCCTGACGCATCTACGCCAGAATTTAAACAAAATAAAAAAAAATATAATAAGTATATTGGTAAAGCTCTTAGGTCACAAGAGAAGGATAAAATAAATATTACGGGGAAACCCTAAACTAAAGGAGGATAAAATCATGGGAGCACTAGTAGAGTTAGTAAGACCAATAATTATGGCTGCAATTAATAGCTGCCACACCAAAAAACTTGTATGTGATCTATTAGATAGATACGTAGAGTCAACTGATAACGATGTTGATAATGTTATTGCTGGTGCAGTTAGAACAGCCCTAATGAAAGGATGCTGATTTAAATAAAATATCTTATCTAGGGGAGGCAACTCCCCTTTTTTTATAAATATGTTTTAGATATAAAGTTCATGCTGGGGTAATTAAATGACTCTTTACAGTCGTTCAGAAAATAACGCACAAAGTTTAAAAGTATTAAACACTACAGAAAAAAATTCTGTAGATAAGTACGATTGGGATAACACTCTTATTGTAAATGGTCCTAGCACTGTTGAAGGATCCCAGGGATATAGCACTGCCGCTCGTCGTACAGTTTATATTGATGATGTAGAAGCAACACTTCCTGCAAACAGAGAGCGTGGTTTGACTGCTCCTGGTTGGTGGGAGTATATGACTTATACTGATGCCGCTGGTAATACTCGTCACAAGGCACAGCATCTCGTAGCATTCAAAGATGCTCCCGCAAATACTGCTGACCTAGATGATAATGTTGCTGCTGACGTAGCAGCTACTATTACAATTTCTGCTCAACCTACTAATCAAACTGCTATTGCTCCATGGGGAGGAATTACTGGATTAAGTTATCCAGCTGCTAATGCTCTTAGAGAAGAAGGAGCATATGAAATTGGACCATCTGACTACACAACTAATAATGATGGAACTGGAGCTAGTTTCACTGTTTATGTTAGTGCAACTGGGGCAGTTACTGTAGATTTTGTAACTAGTGATACTTCTGGTGGCCAAGATTTCAGCGGTGGCGACACAATCACAATTCCTGATAGTCTTCTTGGTGGTGGCGGAGCACCTAATGTTGTTCTAACAGTCACTTCTGTTTCCGACGCATCTGCTACATTTGGAGTAACTGCTAGTGTTACTGGTTCTGGATCACCTACACTTTCTTATCAGTGGCAAACTCAGGCACCATCTGGAACTAAGTGGACTAATCTTGCTGGCGAAACTGGCAACGAATACATTGGTATTGATCTAGTACTTGCTGATAATGGTAGAAAGTATAGAGTTAAGATTACTTCAAGCAATGGTGCTGATGAAGTAATTTCTAACGTAGCAACTCTAACAACTCGCTCTGCTTCTTGGTATTGGAACGATTGATAACCCATGATATTTGATGAATTGACAAAAGACAATTGGGTTTTATTTGCTATAAAACATTATGAAAATCCTTCATCAGTTACATATGAAGATTTTGAAGAAGATCTAAACAGATTTAAATACATTAAAAGATTACTTCGTCGTTATGAAACCACAGGTGAATTGAAAACCCATCTTATTTTAAATCATATTATTTTAATGTATAATGTATTTGGTGATGCCACAACACCATTGTTGTTCTTTAAAATAGAAGCAACATATTGGTCTGTATTAAAGGCATTTTTGCTTTTCCTAAATAGATTACCAGACAGTTTAAATAAAAACGTTGACCAAGAATGTCTAAAACAACTGAATCTACTATAAACGAAATGATTAATTCTGCTGGCGATGGCAGTGGTCTTCAATTGCCACCTGCATTTGTTTTGGTTAATCCTAAACAACATCGTAAGTATAAAAAATCTAATCAAGATTATATTGACGGTAGATCTAAAGGAGCAAAAAATTTACTCTCTCGCATTAACCGACGCAAAAAAATGAAAGAAGAATTAGAAACAATTATTTCTGAAGCGGCACCCTCGGAAACCGAGAGAGCCCAGAAACAAATTGCCCAACAAAAAAAGCTTAATCGTCAAAAAGATCTTCAAAAGAAGCGTGACGAAGCTAAGGGCAAGATGATGACAAAAACAAAAGAGATGGACACATTGATGAAAGCCCGTCTCGCTGACTTTAAAAAGAAAGCTGCTGATCAACAGCAGAAGGTAATGAAAAACTCTTATCAACCTGAGAATGATACAATTATGGAAAATACTGCACTAGATGCTCTTGAAGTTGCAATGCAAGTAGCCACCTCGGAATTAACACACGGGGAAACTCAATTTGCTAAAATTCAATTTGAAGATGGATCTGTTCAAAACTTAGATAATTTTTCAGCTAAAAAAATTGCTGCTACTTATGCTTCTCTTTCTGCAGAGAATCAACAGCAATTTAGATACATGCTTAATAAAGATGCTGCATCATATCAAAGTGCTCTTGATTTCGCTGTAAGAAATATTTAAGGGCAGGTAGATGTTTAATAATACGATTAATAAAGAACTCGCTAAATTGGATGTATTGGAATCTAAATTAAACATCTACGAAACACTATCAAGGGAGATGCTGGATAAGTTGGAGAATGCAGTAGATAAGATTTCCGAATCTAATCAACGTATTGCTAATATCCTCGCTAAGCATGATGAACGTATTGACCAAAGTATTAAAACAGATGAACTTATCGTTAAAATGATTGAGGATGTCAAGCACAGTAATTCGGAAGAACATAAAGCTGTTATCAAAAGATTAGAAACAGTTGAAAATAATGTAACCGAATTATCAAAATTCAAATGGCAGGCGGCAGCCCTTGTAGGTGCCGCCATTTTGCTGGTTGGATTGGTGGTCCCGTTTGTTGACAACATGCTCGCCATGCGCTATGATGGAGGGACCGAGCAAACCACTACACGATGAGTTACATTGATACCAAGTACATTGGTTTAGTTTCTCCCCAGCTTCAAAAATTCTCAAAGAAAAAAGATTCCCTCTACAACTTCCGATGCCCCTACTGTGGTGACAGTAAAAAGCATCAGAACAAAACTAGAGGGTATCTTTTTAAGGTCAAGAATGACTTTGTTTTTAAGTGCCACAACTGTGGCGTAGGAAGAACATTTACCAACTTTTTGAAAGATAATTGTGTTCATCTGTATAATCAATATGTGATGGAACGTTATCGTGAAGGTCTTACTGGGAAAAATACACAGACGAAAAATCCAGAGTTTAATTTTAAATCTCCTGAATTTAAAAAAAGAAAAACAGGCATTGATTTAGAAAAAATTTCAGAACTAAATATTTCACACCCAGCAAGGGTGTACTTAGAAGAAAGAAAAATTAAAGAACTAGACTACTTTTACTACTGTCCCAAATTTAAACAATGGACAAATTCTCAGTTGGATGTATTTCCAAACTTGAAGCAAGATGGTCCTAGAATTATCATACCTCTCAGGGATAAAGAAGGAAACATGTTTGGATACCAAGGTCGCTCCTTGGCACCTAAAGCAAAACTTAGATACATCACAAT